TCATTTATTTTGAACACACTTGCGCCGATTATTGGCAATGTGCTTGGTGTTGCACTCGAAGTCATAGGAAAGGCCATTTCAGTAGTTATTGGATTATTTTCAAATCTGGTAAATATCATCAACGGCGCAGTAGGAGCAATTAAATCATTAATTTCAATTGTGGCATCAAATCCATTGGTTAAAGGGATTGGCAACGTCATAGATTCAGTTTTTGGTGGTGGCCGTGCCGCTGGTGGATCAGTTATGTCTGGCACGTCATATTTAGTCGGTGAAAAAGGTGCTGAAATCTTTACGCCATCAAGCAACGGATTTATTACTCCAAACAATCAATTGGGTGGAAATACAGTCATCAATTTGAACGTTTCTGGAGCTATTGATCCAGAAGGCACAGCACGATCCATCATCAACGTTTTGAATAATAGTTATTATCGAGGCACATCCGGCGCAGCCGCATTGGTGATCTGATGAGCTTATGGAATCCAATTTGGGAAGTTGAAATCAATGGCGTTCAATATGCAGATTTTGTCATGGCTAATCTCACGGCATCTAGTGGTAGAACCAATATTTATGAGCAGGCTCAAGCTGGATATTGTAATCTTCAGCTCTATAACGTAACTCAATCTCAAGTTAATATCAGCATCAATGATTCAGTTTCGATTTCATTAAAAGACTCAACGGGAACATTTGTGCCCATATTTGGCGGTTCAATCACTGATATATCAATTGAAGTTACACAAGGTGGATCGATAGGAATCAATCAAATGATTTCAATCGTAGCTTTGGGAGCATTGTCACGGCTTCCAAAAGCTCTCTGGAGTGCAGCAATTGCCAAAGCACATGACGGCACACAGATTCTTAAAGTGCTGACAGATTTGCTCATCAATAACTGGTCAGAAGTGCCAGCTGCATTGACTTGGGCAACATATACGCCAGCCACAGAAACGTGGGCAAATGCTCAAAATGTAGGCCTTGGGGAGATAGACACACCCGGCAATTTTGATTTAGCCAATCGTGCAGCTGGTACGACTGATGTTTATTCATTGGTTTCAGCTTTGGCCACTTCAGGGTTGGGTTACATTTATGAAAATGCACAAGGTCAAATTTCCTATGCTGATTCAACACATAGATCAATTTATTTGGCTACAAATGGATATACGGACGTTTCGGCAAAACAAGCTTTGGCACCCGGAATTAAAATTCAAACAAGAGCCGGTGATGTAAGAAATGATGTTACTATCAAATACGGATCAACATCAAGCAGCGAAGTTAATGCCGAAAATTTAGCATCAGTTGCAGTCTTTGGACGGCTTGCTCAAATTATTTCAACGACTTTATTCAATGCAGGGGATGCAACGGCTCAAGCTGCATTTTACTTACAATTGCGTGCATTTCCGCAGCCTATGATGCAATCCATTACTTTTGAGCTGACAAATCCAGAAATTGACGATGCAGATCGCGATGCTCTTATCAATATATTCATGGGACTTCCACTTCGCATTTCAGATTTGCCAGCAAATATGACAGCCGGGCAATATGCCGGTTTTGTAGAGGGATGGCAGTGGTCTGCCGGATATAACACGATTTCAGTTACGGCACTTTTATCACCATTGGCCTATTCGTTGCAGGCAATGAAGTGGGAAGATGTCAGCGTGTCGGAACACTGGAATACCATCGTGGGTACTCTCACGTGGGAAAATGCCCTAGTAGTCGCATAAGGAGAAGATATGAGCAATCCAACAACACCTTTTGGCTGGCAGATGCCAGAAAATACGGATTTGGTGACAAACCTTCCGGCAGATTTTGAAGTTTTTGGGCAAGCAGTTGCCACATCAATGGCTGATTTGCTTGGCGGTACGACTGGGCAAATTCTTGCAAAAGCAACAAATGCCGATATGGATTTTGCGTGGATAGCTAACGATCAAGGTGATATCACCGGTGTTACAGCCACGAGTCCCCTAACAGGCGGCGGCACGTCAGGGGCAATAACAATAGGAATTCAAGATGCAACAACATCCGTCAAAGGTGCTGTGCAATTAAGTGATTCCACATCAACCACATCATCAGTCTTGGCATCAACACCAACCGCCGTTAAAGCAGCAAAAGATGCGGCTGATGCGGCACAAACCACGGCAACCGCCGCAATTGCAAAAACAACAGTAACCACAGCCGGAGACATCATTTATCGAAATGCCACAGTTCCCACTCGATTGGGTATTGGCACGGCTGGTCAAATTCTCACAGTCAATTCAGGAGCAACAGCACCAGAATGGCAAACACCTTCTGGTAGCGGTGGAATGACAGTAATCGCATCGGGCACACTTTCAGGAACTTCGGTAGTGGTCAGTTCAATTCCTAACACCTATAAAAATTTGCATGTTGTTATTTATGGTGCGACTTGGGATACATCAAATGACACGCCGCAGTTACGATATAATTCCGTTACCACGAATTACATGCTTTCAACTTATGGGTACACCGACACTCTTACATCTACTACTGGTGGCGTGACTGCTTCTGGTTGGAATAATAATGAAGGTGGTAACAATTGGCTTCGCACAGGTGGACAAAATGCCGCAAGTTGGACTATTTACAATTATACAAACACCACTGGGTTAATTAATGCCATTGGTAGTTGCAGTTTCAAGAACACAGTTTCAACTTTTTCAAGATCATCATCACAATTTTCCAATCAAGCAACACCAACAGCAATTACATCTTTAACAATTCGGTTTGGTGGTGGTCAAAATATGACCGCAGGCACATACACAGTTTATGGAGTTTCATAATGACAAATTCAATGATAACAATTCACAATGCCACAAATGATGAAGTTACAATAAGAGAAATGAACGCCGAAGAAATTGCGCAATGGGAATTGGATAAATTGCAAACAGAAAAAGATGCACAAGCAAAAGCCCAAGCATTAGCAGCGCAAGAATCAAAAAAGCAGAAATTGCTTGCGCTTGGATTAACTGAAGAAGAAATCAACGCTTAATTCATCACCATGACGAATTCATTGATTTCATCAAATGGATGGCCAGCATCAAAAGATAAGGCCGAAATCAGAATTAAGGCATATCCGATTGATGGCACATCCATCAAGTTGCAATGCGCCGAAGCAGTTGCACCATTGCTGGTGGGTTTTGCAACCGAATTCAACAAATTTATCGAGTCAATCGATGGGGGCAGTCTCGATGACTGGGGTTATTGCTATCGCAATATCCGTGGAGATGTGGGGAAGCTCTCTAACCATTCATCGGGAACGGCCATCGATCTAAATTCCACTAAACATCCACTTGGCAAAATCGGGACATTCCCAAATGAGAAAGTTCCAATGATCCGGGCACTGGCAAAAAAATATGGTCTAATTTGGGGAGGCGATTACAAAAATCGCAAAGATGAAATGCACTTTGAAATTGCATTGAATCCAGCGAAAGTCGCTGCATTAATAGCAAAATTGGAGAAAGAAAATGCAGGAATTTAAGGCACTCGCAGCTTCATGGCTACGTTCATTTATAGCTTCAGGTTTAGCCGTGTATATGGCCGGGGTAACTGATCCAAAGGCTATTTTGACAGCTGCGGGGGCAGCCGTTATTCCAGTCATCATTCGTTATTTGAATCCTAACGATAAGCAGTTCGGTATTAATGCCAAATGACCGAGACGATTCAGGCGGTTGGCGTAATAGCTGCCGCCACTATTTCCGCCATTGCTGCCATTTTTGCAGCTAAGTCTGAACGCAATTCAAGGCCAGTCTCTAACGGCTTTGCTGAGGGCTTGCGCCACGATGTAAGAGAAATCCGGGCATTACTTATTCAGCATCTCAACGATCACAATAGGGATTAGACACGCCGTAATTTACGCGGGATTCTTGCAAATGTCAGATTGATGCTTCACATTATGTCTTGGGAGAATCGACAAGCTCCCATCGGGAGACAAAATGTACACATTTCAAGAAACAGCAGCTTGGCTACTCATCGGGGTATCCGGCGGCTTTATGGCCGGTTACACATTCGGATTTCGCGAAGGTAAAGCCGTTGGCATAGTCCGTGGCAAAATCATGGCACGCAAAGGCGGCAAGTAAATGGCCGGATTTTTAGATAATTATGAAACAGTCAATCAAAAGGTAATTCGCCTGCACGCCACGTATCCGACTAATCGAATTGAGACATCGATCATCGACTGGAATCCAGAAAAGGGATACATCCTTATCGAGTGCCGGATTTATCGTCATTATGAAGATGAAAAGCCTGCGGCCATCGACTATGCACATGGCATGGTTGGGGCATATAACGTCCAAATGAAACGCTGGTATGTAGAAGATACAGTTAGCAGTGCAATTGGAAGATGTGCAAGCGTAGTTTTAGGCACAGATACGAAGCCAAGTTTGGAATCAATGCAACAGGTGGAGACTATGCCAAAAGCTTTTGTTGAAGATGATCCGTGGGCAAAACCAATATGGGAAGAAGGTTTTACATCGGCCAAAACCGCCGTAAATCAGATTAAGTCAGAATTGGGTGGCAAGCTAGAAGCTGAGTCACCAATCTGCCCACATGGACACATGATTCTGAAGGAAGGCATGTCTCCGAAAACAGGAAAGCCTTATCGTGGGTATGTCTGCGTGGAAAAAACCAAGGCAAACCAATGCAAGCCAATTTGGATGGTTTTGACCAGTGACGGATCATGGAAGGAGCAAATCTAATGGGAGATTTATACATTCAAAAGCCAAATGGCGAATCCATTGTCATGAAGCAAGATGGCACAGAAATCAGAAATGAACCCATTGCAATTGACTGGTGTGATAAATGTGAGACATGGAAGCCGCTTGAATTTGGACGCCATGAAAAAGCAGAGGGATTGACGATTCTATGGTTTTGCCAAGAGTGCAAATGATTCCAGTCAAACTTAACCACGATGAGGAAATGGCGTGTGCGAAGGCTGCGTTAGATCGTGCCACTGGATCAGAGGGCATGAACGATTACAGCGTACAAAAATTAAATCTATTTCAAGATATTGCACGATCCGGGGAAGCCATCGGTGCAGAAAATGCAGTGGCCAAATACTTTGGAATCGATGAATGGAAGCCAACAGTAAATACATTTAAGAATCAGGCTGACGTGGGATGGAATCTGGAAATCAAGCACACTCCATGGAAAAACGGGTGTTTGATATTGCGTGATCGTGACAGGGCAACAGATATTGCAGTGTTAGTCACTGGCAATTCACCGGATTACTACATTATTGGATGGATACCAATTGGCATGGCACGCAGGCCATCACGCCAAAGGTCTGACGGCTCATATTGGATTAATCCAAGCGATTTGAATCCCATCGAGAATTTGAACAGGAGCATTTATGCTAGAAATTATCAAGCTTGATTGCAGGGTTGAAAAGAAATCAACGGATCACAAAATAGTTAAAGTCACTGACACATTGCCGCCTAACGTTCATTGCGTAGAGTGCATGAGCTGTGGGGTACTTGGGATTCAACTATTTAAGGCCGATGATGCCAACGTATGAATTTAGATGCCCAGTTTGTTCAGCCATCAAGGGAATCAAAGCCGGGTTTGAGGATGATTTATCTACTCCCGGATGCGATTACTGCCTAGTTGCAATGGAAAGAATCTGGACATCAGCACCGATTCATTTCAAGGGTAGTGGTTGGGGTAAAGACTAATGCTTGTGGATAACCTGTGGACAACACGCCAGAGTCTCGTTCGAGTTATCCACAATTTACGGATTTACTTGACACACTCGGTACGCTTCATGCTCTCGCGAGAGCCGGTGTGCCGGTGTAGCTCGCAGCGAAGTTTGAAGCTAATGCTAGGGGTCTGCCTATTACTAGGCTCATTAGCAATAAACTTGCAACCTGCACAAGCTAGTGATGCAGATATGTTGAAACTATATGCACATTCACGCATCATTAACTATAAGCAAACTCATTGCTTTATTGCCATCATTAATAAAGAATCCAGATGGAATCCAAAGGCAATTAACGGCAGTCACTACGGATTAGGGCAGATGAAGTCAAAGCATTACAAAAATCTTGATTCCTATCGTCAGATTGATAGTACGATCCATTACATCAATGTGCGTTATGGTTCAATGTGCAACGCATGGAGATTCCATCAAAGGCATGGGTGGTATTAGATGTCAAGCATTTGGAGTGGTGGTAGCAGTGCCAAACGTGCAGCCATTAGACAGCGTATATTGATGCGTGATGGTTATTGCTGCCAGCGATGTGGTGAGACTGAAGGCAAGCTGCATATTGATCATATTGTGCCAAGGCGTTTGAACGGCAGTGACCTAGATGAGAATTTGCAAGTCTTATGTGCAAAGTGCAATTTATCGAAAGGTGGTCGTTTTTTTGAACAGCCTTTGACACAGATCGGAA